TAGCACTGTCAGTAATAGAAACTTTAGATGTAGGACTAGTAGTACCAATACCTACGTTGCCTATATAATCAACAGTTACTTGGTCTGTTCCTGACGTTTTTAGGTGTAAGTCAGCCGCAGTGTTTGCACCTATACTAACTTCACCAGACCTAGCCTCAAAGTTTCCAACAGTACCTTCGCTACCTACGTCAAGGTTTATCTTAGATACAGTACTTGAGTCTATAGTTAGTATTCTAGTAGCAGCGTTAGTGGTAGTGCCTATTTCTACGTCACCCCCAGAGGTGATGCGCATTTTTTCACTACCCGAAACTTGAAACTCTATATTTGTTCCAGTAGCATTATTAATTTGTGCATTACCTGTACCCGTAGGACCGATATTAATTCGACTAGCAATATTAGTCCCAACAGATTTCAGCCAAAGTGTATCGGTATAACCAGATGGGGCTTGTAATGTTAATGGTGTATTATTAACTGGTGAGGCAGTACCAATACCTACGCTTCCTGTACCTTCATTTAATATTAAATCTCCGTTTCCACCGTTACCTGAATTAATATAAGAATTAGTTTCATCTACGTACAATCTCATAGACCTACCTGCCGATGCAGAGAGAATAGCTATACCCTCTTCATCAACATTACTGGTCTGATTAACTTGAAAAGCTCCATAAGAATTTACCTGAACGGCATCTCCTATATGTACATTACCAGCAATATTTACAGCGCCTGAAAAGCTAGAGACTGCACCACCACTTTGAGTAAACCCAGCGTCTACAGTGACACCCCCATTAAAGTAGCTAGTGCCGTTATTATATAAATCATAAGAAGGGTGAACACCAGAACTCAATACAGCAAACTTACCTACAGAGTTACCTGATGCCATAGAAACATTACCTGCAAAAGTTGCATCACCTGCGTTAGTTATATCTAGTGTATCAGTCCAACTACTACCATTATATTGACCCAGTTTAAAAGCTCCACTGCCAGGATTATTTAACCGTACATGACCACCTAAATAAAGGTAGCCAGTTCCAATTGTTTCAAAAAGTGGAGCTATTACATCACCTGCAAAAGTTGCGCTAGAACTATCTAATGAAAGTTCTGTAGTTCCATTAACATCAAACTCGTATTTACCATTAGATGAGGCTATATTAAAAGTATGAAGAGCGTGGGCAGAAGTGTTTGTACCACTTGTAATTGACAATTGTCTTAGACCTCCAGACCCTCCTGTGAAATATGTTCCTTCAGAACTTAAATTAGTAGTGATAGATCCTGCAAAAGTTGCAGTAGATCCATTTATAGTCAGTTCAGTAGCAGCACCAACTTTAAACTGCATATTTGGCGTACCGCCTGAGTTCTCATTTGAATCTACTTTGAATGCTAGAACATCTCCTACAGCATTGATATTTGAAGCAATAGAATCTGTTCCTAAAGTTAAATCCCCACCTGTTATAGATAAATCTCCTTCAAAAGTCCCATTACCTCCACTTAGAGTCAAGGTAGAAGCTGATGCTGCGTCTCCTAAATAGGTAGATGTACCGTTGTGACTCAGTATATTATTGGTATCCCATTTTATAGGTTGAGAATCTTCCAATACTATTGCGCCTGTTACATCTAAGTCACCGCTAAGCGTAGTATCACTATTTAAATATATGCCAGTTGAGCCTTGTATATCTATTCTGCCATCACTGTTCCTGACATACAAGTAGTTATTGCTTCCACTACCGTATCCAACAAAACCTTTTTCAGAACCTTGCGCCCTATAGCTTGTAAATGCGGTTAAGACAGTGGAATTTGAGGCACTAGTATCATTGAGTATTAATACTGGGTCTGACTTACCTAATGTAATATTACCAGTAAGCGTACCACCTGTTAATGGTAAAAACGAACCAGATGTAAGATACGTATTACTATCAACGCTACCATCCGCCTTTAAAAACTGAGATGAAGTACCGCCACCTTTTACAAAAGAACCTGAAGTTATACTACTAGCAACAACCAAATCACCATCTACGTTAGCCCCATTATCAATGTAAACATGACTGCTGTTTATATTAAGGTTACCACTTTCTATGGTTAATACTTCAGTACCTGACGCACCCGAATTGATACTTGGTTTTGTTGTTGTGCTTGTTATTAGCGTAAACTTTCCATTAGGTTCAATCTTGGCTTGGGTAGCACCTGCTAAATTAAACTCAAACTCATTGTCTTTTATAGTAAGTTTATCGGTACTGCCATTCGCTCTTCTTAATTGCAAATCTTCATCATAAGACGATACTACACCTGAGTTTACTATAAGTTTTTTATTAAAATAAAATTGGTCTCTATCTGTCTCAATATGAGAATAACTAGTATTTTTAGGCCCTAACTCTATATAACCACTATCTGTCTGTATTTTTACTGAATTACTACCACCTTCTAGTAACGCAGTGTTGGTATCTGACAAATATATATTGTCAGCAACCACTAAATCTTCGTCTAATATTAAATCATTAACAAAGTGTCCTGCACCATTTACGTCTAGCTTGTAAGAAGATGAAGGGATAGTATTAATACCTACGTTACCGCTAGGGTCAAGAATCATTTTTGTACTTAAGTTTGCCCCATGATTTCTGACTTGAAACTTTAAACCAGAACCGTATTGTCCAGATGTACCATTTTCTTTATACATCTTAAGTATAGCACCTTCTGTATAACTACCACCAGTATCGTATTTATAACCAAGTACTAGTTGACCACCTACATTAGCAGCCATCGCAGTAGTATCGTAATGAGCTAAACCTGTTCTTACATTGTCACTAGCGCCTATAGCTGAATATACTTTAGTTTTTCCACTAACATCTAAACCATCAGATATTTGCCAAACATCATTTTCTACACCTATAGAGTGATATGAGCTTCCATCATACCAATTTTCATAATATGGTAAATAACCAGTATTAGTACTATTCTTGTTAAATCTATGTATTCTAGCGCCATTACCTGAGTTTCTTGCATCTGCATTTGCGTATGCATCTGAAGGTGAGTAGAGTCTTAAAGAATTGCCGTTGTCAATATTTAAAATACCAGAAATCGTACCACCGCTTAATTTTAAATATCTAGCATCACCTTCTGTCTGCGTTAAAAACTCAGAAGGAATAGAAGTTAAGTAACCAGCATTGTTTATTTCTGTTTTAGTATAGTAAAGGTCATTGTGGTTATGGCTAAAATTATGAGTAAACGAAGCTAGGTTATTTGGATCACCAGCAAAGTCAAACTGCAATGCAGAACTATTACCGTTGCCAGTTATGCTGTTAAGATAATAGTTACTACCAGCGGGGGTTTGAACATCAACATTAACTTGATATTGGTCTGTAGTATTAGGAACAAGACCAACGGTTACTGTAGCATCATTTGTACCACTAAATAATAAATTAGCAGTAGATGACCCGTTTTTACCTTTTATAAGATAAGTATTAGAACCATCTGTAAGCCTCCAGGATTCATAGTTATCTTTATTACCAAGAAATCCATCTACCTCTGACTCAGTGTAATATAAATCATTATGGTTGTGACTAGGTAATGAAGTTAAAAATTCACTAGAAAGATCAATAGTGACATCAGTCATACCTACGCCACCTAAAGTAATAACTCCATTAGTAACAGAAGTATCAGCATTTATAGGATACCAGTTTGTATCCGTATTATTATCAGTAGAACTAATCGTCATTATATTATTAGACGGGTTATACTGTACGGTAGTAGCTCCTGACCCTTCAAATTTTAACGTAGAACCTGATGTTATTGCTTCCGTATTTGGCGTTGGAGAAACACTATCTGATATAGTCCAAGAACCATAATTATCTTTTCCTGATAAAAATCCATCAACTTGGTTTTTTGTATAATATAAACTATCGTGATTATGAGATGGCAGGGAACTCAAAAACTCACTAGACAAATCTATAGTAACATCAGTCATTCCAACACCGCCAAGAGTAATTACACCGCTTGTTACTGATGTTTCAGCATTAGTAGGATAAAAATTAGTATCAGTATTAGTATCCGTAGAACTAATAGTCATTATATTGTTAGAAGGGTTATAAGCAACAGTTGTTGCTCCCGATCCAGCAAATTTTAGTGTAGATCCCGACGTTATTGCTTCTGAATTAGGAGTAGGGCTTGTGCTATCAGATATAGTCCAAGATTGATAGTTATCCTTACCTGATAAAAACCCATCTACTTCTGATTCCGTGTAGTATAAATCATTATGATTATGGCTAGGAAGAGCTGTGAGATAACGACCATCTAAATCAACAGTAACATCGGTAGCACCTTGTACATTTAATGTTAATACACCTGTTCCTGTAGCCCAGTTAGCTCCATTTAAATAATAATTAGTATCTGTAAATGAAGCAGATGATGATGATACAGTTAAAACGTGACCATTTGTATCAAATGTAATATCCTGAATAAAAGAGTTGCCACTATTGTTTTGATCTGTTCTTGTTCCAGATATAGTGGGATGCGCTGTTAAATATCCCTCTGTAGAGTGGTCACCCCATCCATAGGCTGTATTCCAGTTACTAGAGTTATCTGTAACAATACCGTAAGCACCTGCTCCAGTACGCTTCATTAAACCGTTACTACTAAAATCATCATCTGATATTAATGGTAGGTTTGATAAAAGTATTTTTTTAGTGTTAGACCCCTCTAAGATAGCAATGCTATCAGCGCTTGCATCAGCTGATGTTGCTACCGCAAGGTTTCCTAAAGCCAAATTTAGAGTTACTTCGCCACTACTTTCACTACTACTTAATCCTGAAGTATTACTAGTAGTTATAGTGTCTATAGCTCCAGACGGAAGAGAACTATTTATTGTTACACTGGTTCCAGTTTTATTTAGCGTTACATTAGTTCCAGCAACAAGAGTTATCGCATCATTAGATGATATATCAGAACTGTCAGTTCCAACAGTTAAAGTCCAATGATCGTAATTATCAAAATTTAATGATGGTTTGTTATTAAGATTATTATAGTTTAAGTAATAAGACCCTTCTTGCCCGTCTAGCTTGTCAGCGTCAATGGCTGTTAAGTCTATCACTGGGTCTGTTTGACCTGTAATAGTCAACGTTAAATCTTTAGTAGAAGCGTCATAACTACCAGCGCTAACAAAATGATTAGTATCTGTAAAAGACGCTGTTGCGGAAGCTACGGCTGTAACATGCCCGTTGCTATCAAAGGTAAGATCTTGTATAAAAGAATTACCGCTATTGTTTTGAGTAATTGCGTTACCACCTATAGTAGGGTGGGCAGTAAGATAACTTTGTAAATCAGATATCTGGCTTTCTGTAATACTTAGCGCAGCTTGATGCTGCGTTACATCTGCTTGAGTTACAGTGTAATCATTTATAAATCCAGAGTTATTATTATTTAATAAATTTAAATCTATATTAGCAAGAGTAACTTTTTTAGTATTACCTGACTGACTTAATGCTAAAAAATCACCACTAGTAACAGTTGTTTCTGCAGTTAATCTATTAACATCTAAAGACATAGTTACTGTGCCATTAGACTCATTACTAGAAAGTCCTGATGTAGCACTAGTAGATATTGTTTGTACATAACCCGTAAGACTAGGAACAGAAGCAGGTGTAAAGGTAAACGTACCGTTACTATATGCTAATGAACCACCACCTAAAGGACTAGGCTCATTTACAATGCTAAATGTACTTGCTACTGCTTGATTGTTAGCATCACCAATAAATACTGCACCTTGGTCTAAGTTAGGTACAGCATTAGTACGACCTGCACCCATAATGTATATTTGACCATTGGTCGAATCAACTCGTATAACCTTAGCAATCTTCTGAAGCAGATTACTCTCTCCAGTTGGTGGTGTAGCTGTAAGCGTACCACTTGAGCTTATGTATAATTCATCACCTACAGTAAAAGAACTTGTATCTATTCCTATTAATTTGCCATGCGTAACAACATCGCCCATAGCATTATTATTCACATCAGCCGATAAAATACCAATCGAAGGCATTGTGCCACTACCATCCGAATCTGCTACACCTATCGTGAACTGCTGACCATTAGCAACTTGACCAGAAATATATACTGGTGTTCCTTTTGCTAGCGTACTACCCGAATCGTTTTTTCCTTGTACGTGAATAGCGCCAGTAAGATCGCCCGTCACATCACCAGTAACGTTTCCTGTAACATTACCAGTTAAATCACCTGTAAATGTATTTGCAGTGACAGTCTGAAATACTGGATTTAACGGCAGATCAGACTGAGATATAGTAGTTATCTTAATTCTTTGTTCCGTGGCGCCTGAGAGGTCGCCAGATAGCTTATTTAACTCATCATATATATCAGTAAATACTCTAGATAACTCAGAGTCGGCAACCTTAGGAGCCCTTAACTTTCTTTTGTTTTTATTAGCCGCCATTACAATATTTTATTTTGGTAAAACTCTATTCCTATAAACGATACCTATGTGATCTACTTCTGCATTTCTATGAGTATTTGTTGATGATGCTTTAATTTGTATCCATTTACCATTGCTTGATGAAGATGAAGAATCTAAAGAAGATACATTTGCATACGAGGAACCGTCAATAGAAAAAACTGCATTAACATTTGATATATCATTTCCAGCAAGATATACTTTTCTAAACTTTTTATTTTGGGTAACTGTACCCATATTTATTTTTTTACTAATCCAAGAATATGTTTTTCTAGTACTGTCTCTAAACATTTCATAAATACCATTACTATAGGCAGCTAAAATACTATTAGTAGCAGAAGTAGTTATTGCTTTTGTGTCCTCTACAGCATCTATTGAATTAATTAATCCTTGCACAAACCACACACCAGTATTTAATCTGTATAACCATATTCTTCTAGTTCCAGACGTATACTCTCCATATACAATAAGACATTCTTTGTCAGCATCATAACTTAATAGTGGTTTAAATGATGTATTATTTTTAACACAAGCTTTATACCCAAACGTATCTGCGTTTACAGCCCCATCTACCGTACCATCTACAGAATCAATAAAGTCAACAGGTACAGATATATGACTGACTTGTCTTCCGTCATATAAATATATCCCGTTATCATTAGCCATAAATAATCCACGTTCTGTAGACTGTATAGACTGTTGCGACAAACAACCTAAACCATTAAAAGTATCCTCTATGTATAACTGGTCAGGATTTATTCTATACATATTAAACTCGTCAAATGCATAGACCCTACCTGAATGAGAGGCAATAGCGGTTATTGGGTTTGGCAAAACTAAATAGTCATCTGTCCAGTTAAACAAGTCATAAGAAAACTCTATACTCCTAACTATATAGTTGTTCCAGTTTTCATCTGGAGCAGACGGATTATAAACATCGCCTACAAACAACTGAGAATTATGTTGGCATGAAACTCCATAATGAAGAGTAGAGGAAGACTGATACTCGCTAAGTCCAGATTCATCTGTATACAAATCGCCTTCATAAGCACCTGCGGTTATATCATATTGCTCACCTATTGTAGAAGAGTAAGCTGTTAATGTTTTTGTAGAGTTTATAGAAGAAGTAATTGCCAACTCTTCTATTAATCTAAATGAATTTATTTGATTACTTCCAACTTCGTCATTTTCAGAACCAGTTATGTTCATGTAAAATTTTATAGAGGTAATTCTTTCTGATGCAGTATTGCTTGTAATACCATCAGTAAAGCCTTGTATAAAAAACTTAAATGTTATTTCTTCCCAGCTGCTAACATTATTTCCAAATCCAAACCAGTAATGACCAGCAGGTATTCTTGTTATAGGAGATTCTTTATATCCATCATATATGTAGCTAACTCCTATACTGTAAAATGTTTGCTCTTCAAAATTGTCGGCATCACTATTATTAGGTACAGAAGCATTTGTGTCATACTTACTACCGTTTTGAGCACTTGTTTTTGTAGGATTGTAAACCCCTGACATAGAAGTTCCTGCGCTTGCTACAACTCCAGGGCCTACCTCTAAATAATAAGCGGTTTCGTTAGTACCTCCTATAGTAGGGCTCCCGCTAGAAGGGTATTTTGTTCCTATATTATCTGGCCAAGTTATATCTAATGTATTTGAAGGAGACGAGGCTTTTTGATAAGTAAGCCCTATATAATCATAGTTAGAAAGTGTTCCTACAGGAACAAGTAAAACACCTTTGCTAGGAAGAGAAGATGTATCAGATAAAGTTATTGTAGAAACAGGAACGCCTCCAAGGCCATAAATATTTGTTGCTGCAGTAAATGTAACCTTTATAACACGAGGCCCTTTTATATCTGCATCTTCAATTATATAATTAGTAGAAGGAGTGTCACCAAATTGACCTTTATTGACTTTGCCTATCCACTTAGGTACATTATTGGCGCCGCTACCAAGACCTATAATAGCTTGGTTATTTACGGTTTCAATTGTAGCTATATTACTATGGTTTATACTTCCTTGGTTGACATACTGCCTGGTTCCGGGGTTATCATAATTAATTATGATCCCTACCTTATTATTAGAAAAATCCACTCCGGCAATATGATTACTTCCGGTTCTCTCTTTAAGAACCTTCATTACTGCAAAATTCGTATAATTAGAAAGGCTAGAAAAGACTGTTGAATTTTTAGCTATACCGCGTATTGTTCCATACGGAGCTTCGGGCTCCGTGTTGATACATATAGCAGCAGCGTCATCAGGTATATCTGTACCATCGGCTTGACCATACATACCCTTTTCAAACTGTCGTAACTCTTTTAGCTCTCTAGCCAAATTACACCTCTACACCTGCAGAATTAAATAACTCTAATACCTGTGTTAATATATCAAAAAACCCAACTACATCTTCGTATGTAAGTATACCAGAAAGTATTAATATAGTAACTGCAAATGCAACACCATTTCTAACTGTAAGTATTTTACCAACATATACTTTTGCATCATTCCAATTACCAGCTAATACTGCTTCTACAAGCCTTCCTATTGGTTGATTAGGAACAGGCAATAAATCTAAAACACCATGCAGTGTTTCTCCTACCATGTTATTACCACCTGCTGTTTTGCCAACAAGTACAGCTGCTTTTTTTAATATGTTTTTTAATTTTCCTTTACCCATAATATTATTTTTTAGTTAGTTCTATGTGTGGTAAGTCAATAAACGTTTGATCATCAAATTCATTATCTCCATCCCAGTCACCACCCCATCTTAACTTATAATCTGAATGCCCAAGAATAGATTGAGAAACCCCTAAAAAAAGACCCCACATTAAGTAATATCTTTCTTTATTATTAAAATCTACAGGATAAGGATTAACATCAATAGCGTGGCATAAACCATCTTCTCGTATCTGATGTTTAGATTTTTTATTTATACCATCACAATTTGTTACAGGAGACCTATCTAGTTCGCTTGTTCTTCCTATAGCATATAAAGCTTGTTGTTCTTCTGTTGTTCTTACGCCCATTGCAATAGATATATCAAATACCTTTACAACAGTATATGAACATTTAATTAAAAGAGGGTGTACGCTCCTTAGTCTTTCTTTTGATATTCTTCCAAACACAGGCATTATAACTCATATATCTTAACGTTGTATGTGGCATCTGTATTGTTAGCATTAGCATACTTTCTGCCTTCTTTTACTTGATCTCTCCATAAAGAATGATGATATGAACGAACCTCAGGAACTAATTTAAATGCCCTTTCGCAAGCTCTATGCACTAAACACTCATGAAATCTTTCTGGTATTTCTGGCTCTTGCTGGTAATCTTCGTCACCATTAGAATCAGTAGCAAACTTTCTAGCATACCTTTCATATATCATGTTGAAAGATTCAGAAGCTGCAAATGCTTTATCTTCAGACCCATTCCAAAACCCTAAGTATAATTGTATTGGGTTATTAGATTCTATATACCAAAATCCATTATCTTGTTTTAAATAACTAGTTTGTACAGTATTAACTAATTCTACTCCAGCTTTATCTACGCTTCTTACCCTTATAACATTAGTAGGAAAACCAGAAAGAGTTGGTCTTAAATTTTCATTTGATGTAGTAAATGTAGCTCTCGACCTAAGTATACCTGTTCTATCACAAAACTCTCTTAGAGCATTGTCTAAATATATTTCAGCTATACTTGCATTTTCAAGTGGTGATTCATCAAGAACCAGCTCTATTAAGTTCTGCGCCGTCATTGGATGCAATTAAGAGTTGCAGTTTTTGTGTATACAAGTTACCAAAGTATTGTATCTGTGACAACAAATCGTTTTGGTTTGCTTGAAATTCTTGTAGCTTTGCCTGAAACTCAGATACAACAGATTGTAATTCAGATGTATCTGTTTGTGACTCTGCTTGAACTTTAGTTTTTAATCCTTCTAAATATTGATTAGCCTCTGCTATTCTAACCTGAGCTAATTCTACATCTTCTTCGTTTTCTATTAGTTGAGATATAACAGAAAATTGTTTTTGTAAATTAAGCTGATCCGTAGTGCTTGCAATAGTGCCTTGCACTAATGTAGTATAATTAACTAATGATGTTTCTAGGGCGCTTGAATAATCAAAATTAGGAAATGAACCTACAGCAGTAACCGTAAGTGCATTTAATCTTTTATATAATATTTGTTGACAAGAATATAGTATGGATAGCTCGTCTGTACCTTGTGGTAGTCCTGCGATACTATTATCTGAAGCAGCTACTGTCGGCGCCTCTAAAACATATGCAATTATATCTTCCCCTCCTGACTGTGGGTGACCATATACCTTTCCACCAAATACCCAATGAACAGGAAATGTTGCACTAGATTTATAAATAGTAGTATTTCCAGCAGATTTTATTCTTTGACCTAAAGATGTAGAAACTTGCCTTGACGGTTGATTATTATTTCTTACATCAAATATTCTACCTGATATAACTATACCCGTACCTGCCTGAGCTGTTTTTTCAGTAGTATACTGCATGGCTTTGTCTACAGGAAGTACCTGAACAAGATTATTTACAGCTTCTTGTAATGCGGAATTCATAGCAACTGTCTCTGTTACTGTTCCAATATGTCCTTCTATCCTTGCTTGTAGTGTAGCCATAGTATTTAAAATAGGGGGGCTTTGAGGCCCCCCATATTATTAGGTTAGTTTCAACACGTGATGTGTTTCTTGTAACTGCATGCAAAGTCCTTCATCAGAGAAGAACTCATCTTTAACACCATCATAACCGTTTTCAGTTTTGATGTTTGTGCTATAACGCATCTCTCTATACTTCTTGAGACTAATCGCATCTGGATTAATCACAATAGCGTATTTAGAGTAATTGTCCCGTAACACAGGAGTTGGATAAATTTCCAATTCACAATGAGGAGTAACAAGAAGGCTCATATTGTAGCCAAACGAGTTTTTCTCACTATTAAAAATTTGAAATCCAGCGCTGTTGTTGTTAGCTAGGAATTTAGCAGATAAGAAAGATACCCACTCACGAGAAGCATATACCTGAAATCTACCACGAGATGGTAGGTACTGGCTAATTTTCTCAGAAGCAGTCATAATATCCGTAAAATCAGCTGTTGCTTCAGCAAAGCTGTGGATATTTTGAGCAGCATCACTAGTAGTACTGCTACCGTACTTAAGTACAGTAGATAAAGCACCCATAGTTTGTCGTATTTTTCTACCATTAGCATTGTTTTGGATACTAGAGAAGTTATCTCCAGAAGCCATTCCAGTACCACCAACACGCACACCAAGAAGCATGGTTCGCTCTTTTTGAATCTTGTGCTCAAAAGATTTCTGAGTACGAAGACGAGCTAACTCATCAGTGTAGCCACGTAAAGCAGCTTCACGCAGAGTACCAGTTACTTCTACTGGAGTACGCATAATTTGAGTAGAGTTAAACACTACTTCTAGTTCATCAGAAAAAGCATCAGGAGATACTTCACCTTCACCAATTGCGTTGCCAATAACTTCTAACGTAGCACTGTTAGCAAAAGCAACACAGTTATTATTAGCAGCCTGAGGATTGCCTTGAGCAACAAGTACAAGATTGTTTGAAGAAACACTCTGTACACGAGCTACACCAAGAAAACTGCCATTAGCAGCATAACCCTCTACAACTAGCCCCACTAAATGGTCGCCAGCAGCGTCGGTTGGTAAACCCTTGCTAGAAGCAGGAGCAATAGTAACGGTTGTTGTTGCTCCAGGGGCTCCAGAAGAAGTCCAGGTACTACCTCCATCAGAAGCAAGAGTCATTTGTTGTCGGATAAAACCAGCACGATGCTCGAACATCTTGAAATCTGGATCAGTTACTTTATCATATCCAAGGTTAGAAACCATGGTAATGAATGGAGTAACTTCTGTCCATAATTCTTGAGTATAAGAATCAGGCAGATAGAAATCACGGCGTTCATCAAATAGCACACCGGCTGATTGTGATAGGTCTTTTACGGCCATTTTAAATCACCTTTTGTTTGGCATTTGAATTATAATTATCGCCGCCCTTTAGCATAATTAAACATTCCTGACATAAAAGCTTCGCCATCCGTAAGTTCAGGCTCTGCTTGTTGCTGTACGTTTACATTACTGCCATTGACGACAGGAGGAACTACAGCCTGTACTCGTTGATTTATCATTTGAGCTTTATTCTGAGCCGCTGCATTAGCGCCTCTTTGTGCTTTATATACCTGAATAAGCGTGTCCATTCCATAATTAGGATTTTGTGCCCAAGAAACAAATTCTTGTGCATCCTTCATGTCTAGACCGTGTACATACACAGCTTCTTGCATAGCAGATTGTAATGCTTTTTGCTGTTGTTGTACTTGAGCAGCTTTAGCTTGCTCGTTGCGTTGCTTTGTTTCATTATATGAAGTCACCTCATCTTGATATTCAATAAGTTGTAGCTGAAATTCATCCATAGACTGCTTATACTTAAACGATTCGCTAGTAGGATCCGCAATAGCATCTTCGTGATTGTAGTCTGCAGGCTTTTGTGGTCTTTCAGGTCGTACAGGAGTACTTGGCCCTACTTGTTTAGAGGAACCCTTATCTAAAAGCACATCATATACTTGAGATGCTTTATCAGGATTTTCTGACAAATATTTAAGTACTGGTTCCTGAGATTTAAGAGCATCAAGTTCTGATTTGTATTTATCAGCTTTTGATTGCCAGAACTGCATACGCTCTGGGTCTTGTTTAGCCTCAGTAGTAGCCTGTGTACCACTATCCGTATTTCCACCTTGATCCAAATCTTTTGCGGGAACCTGTTCAGATTTCGCTACATCGACAGTTTCAGGGGAAGTAAATTGCACATCTTCTCTAATTGTCGGTTCAGGGACATCTCCAGCAGATTCATTGAACATGCTTAAAAAATCTCCTGAGCTTGCAGCATTAGATACTTGTGTGTTGGTATTATCCATAAGATAAATTATTAGTTATTATTGTTGCTCATTCTGTCCTAGCCCCAGCAAGTCTATAGGACTTTGGGTTCCAGAAGGAATAGCAGTTAGTTTTTCAATATCTTGTTTCATTTGCATTTCTTGTATTGCTCTAGAAGCGTCAGCTCTATTTTTAATAGAATCAAGACCAGAAGCAAACTTTTCAACTTCAAGTCTTTTCTTGGCGTGTACCTCTTCTCTTTCGGCTGTCTGTAGGTCGCCACGTAATTTTTTAACTTCTTCTTGTAATTGTTGCATTTGACCTTCAAGCTGCCTGATATAACCAAATCTTTCAAGCACTCCTTCAACATCCACAACTTCACTTTTCTTAAGAACCTCGACTTGGTCAATAAGTCCGTTTTTATACATTTCCATGTAATACTCCATTTGAGCGTATCGGTTAGAAGGAAGTGTAGACCCACCAACTACAATAATATCATAAACGCCTTGGCTTATATCATTAAATTTAGATATTTCCCTGCCTAAGTCGTCATACTTTATAGAGTTCATCGCAACTTCGGTAACTGCGTTATTTGGCTCTACTATACGTATAATTTTTTCTTCTCTATACACAGATCTAGCATAATCAAGCATAACTTTAGCAAGCTGATTAACACTAGATTCCATATCATCTTTCTTGCTTTTTATTCTTCGCTGACCAAACTCATCCATGGCTATAGTGCCCTTGAATGTTTGGGGTGCCACCGATGCGTCACCCTGCATAATAGCATATATACCAAACTGCCGTTCTATCATTTGGACATACATTTGTACTTGGCTAAATAATGCATTAGGAAATGATTGCGCACCAAATATAACAGGAGCGCCTATATCTGCATCGTACTCAATAACAGTAGATCCAGATTTATTAAGTTCTGCTTCTATTCTAGATTTGTCTTGAGAACCTCTAGGCAATAAAACTTTTTGGTTAGTAGAAGATGCGGCGTTAGCAACAATCAAACTATTTAGTTTGTTTATCATTTCTTGCAAACTTCTAACCATAGTAACGTCAGAAATAGGATAAGGGGTCCTGCTCCACATATTATTTAATGGAACAATTGGGTATTCCGATGTAGGCAGGTGCCCTTTATACAATAATTTATCACCAATAGTAATACACTGGTGTACCCTAGTAACCATTATTTTTCGATCAGCAATGGTACCATTATTTATTAAGGTTTCTATATTCATTACACTAACCATTACAGGCTGAGATTCTACCATCTCTCCTGTTTGGGGATTCATTTGTGGGTCAGGTTGATATAAATATGTATCAGGTCCAGTGGCTTCTAAATTGCCAGTGCTATTTATTGTTGTTAATGCATTTTTGACTTCAGAATCTTCAGTCATTATTGTGCCACCCATACTTATAGCTGGCTTTTTAATATATTCTTTATACTCGTCATCCATCATCTCGTATTCTTCATTTGAATACGGGTCCATGATATGATGAACTTTGACTTGCTCTTTAGTGTAGCGGTCTATAATCCTATATATACTTACATTAGCGTCGTCTACATCTCCCGAGAATACTTGATTTTGCTGGGGCACTCTATCAGAATCGTTTGTTCTTTCTTCATCGTGAGGCATAGCATCCTTCATATCAAACTCAGGATACATATTAAGTATCTGGTCTTCTGTTTTATACGATACTAACAAGCAGTGCGCTGCATCTCTCCATAAATAATCTTTTGTATTCGGGTCAGGATACACATCCCTAGGGTCAATACTTTTAAACTTAACTTCACCACGCCCACTATTGGCATAAGGATCAACATACGTATACAAAACACCACGACCCATAACAGCATAATCTTGCACCGCTTGTTTTAATTCTGAATTACCATCAGATATTTGCCACATATACTGCATAAGATTTGTAAATACAGCAGCCATTTTTCTATCAGAGTCTTCTCTGGCTGTAGCAGAAAATCTAGGTTTATTAGCAGTAAGCATGGCCTTGAGCTGCTCGGTAGCCCATGTAATAGCGTTTATGACTACGGCGCCCTGACCACGCTTTTTTAATAAATCAATTTGGTTTTCGGTCCATTGCACCCCTGCTGAGAACATTTCGTTTTCATCAGCGCCCGTTTTCCATTCTAGTTGAGCAGAACTATACTCTCTCCATAGCTCCTCATTAAACAATTCTGGGTGTTTTTCGCTATAACCGTATGTTCCTGACCTCTTATTATATTTCATAGTTGAAATTACGTCTTTTTTTTAGTATTACGCAAGAAGCCAATCATCTGGAGATGAATTTTCTTCTTCATGGTAAAAATCATAGTGTTTAAGCTCGTTATCCATATGTTGACGCTCAACATAAGACGTTCCCTCGGTGGGCCCGTAAGATTTTAGTTGCGCATAATAGAAGCCGTCGAGCGTGTCATCGTGCGAAGCTCTAGGATAAAGAAGTAGTTCATCCCAAAATTCATGCATGTTTTTCTTTAAAAATACTTTGTTTCTTGCAAACATAGGCTGCAGGCTTTCTAGCCTGTGTGATTTAGAGCTTCTAGGGCTATGTTTTATTTCTAAACCAGGTATATATTCTTGGTACTCTGTTCTAAGATAATCCCTAATCATATCTTGATAGCCAACACTTTCTATTCTAGTTCGCTCAGGTTGCCACGTTTCAAATTTTTCTATAATAGCGTGTGTTAATTGCATTGGTTTTACACGCTTTCTAAAGTAATCTAAACAGTATATGTTTTTATCAGAGTCAACACCTATAATAAATATTACACTAAAATCACTTCGAGTAGACAATGTTGATGCAGGATCAACCCCCATAAATACAAACACGGGTACAGATTCTGATTTTTCTAACTTTTCATCACCTGTTATACCCCTATGTGTAACATTTATGGCCCAACGCCCACCAGGGCTACGGTGTGCAGATCCATCCCAAAATCTTAATTGATCTGAGTTTACAAGACTATCATTATCTCCAACTACTTGACACATATACTCTCTATAAAAAGAAGAAGATTTACCAATCTTTTCCATTTCACTTTTAAGAGTATTTAAATCTTTTAAAGTCATCATTTCTGGCCATATAGATTTAGGCTTTTGCCCCTCTTCTTCTATTATAGCACTGTAATGTAATGTCTTCCACATTTTAGGCATATTTTTTAGCGTATACACCAAGCAAGACTGATGCTGTGGCGTGCCTATGTTTACTATTCTACCTCTAGGATGCGTTCTTTTTATCATAGGCACTAACGCTTGTAGAAACCATCGTCGGTTTCGGTCTATAGCCATGTCTGTTTTAGTGTTTTCTTCATCTTCTGCATCATCAAGAACCACTAATGTAGGCCTCATAGAGTCTACATTTATACCACGTATCTGCGTGCCCATGCCTCTACACACAATAGTTGTGCCATTTTTTAGTACTATCATGTCTTCTCGCCATATTCTAGAGCTATGTTCACCCCAATACCCAAATATTCGTTTAAAATTAGGGCTGTGCTCTAAAGCATTTTTTATAGTAGATAGTAAATTTATAGAGTGAGGCCTAGATTTAGACACTAATACAACTACTTTAGGCTGTTGTTTTCTTTTATTAGCATAATCTTCTATAAACATATGCCATAATACATACATAAAAGCTACTAACGTGCTTTTAGCAAAGCCACGAGGAGCTATAATATTCATAAATTGGTACTCTGGTCGGCGCAAGTGCGCCGCTATCTCTTTGTGAAACTCTGGAGACTGTACTTCAAATATTTTTGGGCGTATAGTTTTACCAAAAAATAGTATGTCTTTGGAAAACTGATCCATTAATTTTTGACGAACACTCAAAACATTCCCCTTTGATTATCTTCTTTAGGTTTTTTATCGTCTTTAGTCATATAATCAACCCATTTACTGCATCCTCTTAACATAACTAATTCAGGAATATAGTCATATCCTTTACTTTTTAAGTATTTTCTAGAATCTGTGTTCATGCATTCATATGTACTTATATCTCTAGTATTACTTTTATGCATGTACTTACAATTCCAGCAGGAAGGCTTTCTAGTAGTCTGACTTTGGCTCATATTCAAAAGTTTCTTCAGTATTTTCTATTATAAATTGAGAATCATCCATTTCTTTCATAGAATCTACTGATTCATCAGAAGGAAGCAAGGCGGCTAAATCGTCATCATCAGTAGCGCCGTTTAGTGCTGGCTTATTAGGTACAGTTCCGCCATCCATATGTAACATTTTTGCAAATATATCATTTACATTTTTAGCTACACCAAACTGACGGTTATTATAAGCATCCTCCATAATGTTTTTATAGTTAGATATAACCTCTCCTTCGGTTATACCATATTCACTAAGTAGTTTTTTTAGCTCTTCTGCTACCATCATTTTTATTTTATGGTTTTTAAGTAATCTTTTAAAAGTCTTTTTAGGTTCTTTTTGATCAGGTCGGTATATACGGCCTATTATTTCTAGGTCTTGCTCTGTAGCCCTACCTTTTTCAAGCATAACTGAAGCATATAACGATATAGCTTGTTTGGTACGTTTACTTTTTTTCTCTCTACCAGCCCAGTCATCAGCCATAGTAGAGTAATAATCGCCTTTTCCTTTATAGTTTTCATAATTTATTAGCATTCTTGATGGAGTAAATGCTCTACAATATGCTAAATATACTACATAACGTGTTTTAGGTTTGCCATTGGGCCCGTAGGGGCCCATAACATCCAGTACTTTGCTTCCATAACCAGCATCGTCAACTACATATTCACCTTTTTTCTTAGCTTTTTGCCAATGAATAAAGGATACTCCAGTTTTTTGTACTTCTTTTACTTCATCTGGGGTATAAATAGGGCAAGAGATATTTTTTTTTCGAAATTTTCTCTTAATAGTTTCCAAACTAGTCTTTTTTAGCTGTTTTTACAGTCTTTTTAGTTGAAGCTTTTTTAGTAGAAGCTTTTTTGTGAGCTTCATACAGCATTTTAACAGCATTTAATACTTCAATTTGTGTTTGTTGTCCATGTCTATTGTTGTTAATAGCAAACAGGTTAATTTTTTCCTGAGTTTCTTCTATTAACTGTTTATATATGTTATCTATAGTAGGCATAATAATAATATTAATTAATAATTAGGTGCGGCGCCCCTTGGCAAAGCACCACAGCTATTGCATAAATCTAGTTACAATAAGTTTTAATAACAAGTAGATATAGAAAAGCCATTAGAGGTGTTTCTTAACCTCTCAGTCGACAATTATTAGTAATGTTGGTCTAACCTACAACCAATAAGGTGATCATAATTGTTTGGTCTGGGTAGGATTCCCCAATTATGTCATGTTGCGAGGCCTTGATACTATGGACTTTCATCTGCTTGGGTCAACTATTACCTGGCAACGTTTTCATTCGTGTCAACGAGCAAAGTATAAATAAAAAAAAAGATACCGTCAAGTCAATGACAGCATCTAATAAGTATGAACAATAAAAAACAATACAATTATACAATAATCAAAAACAAATATAGCAAGATTTAGTGTATGTCCAAAATTTGTTATCCAATGTATTTACACGATATACTACAACCCCACGGGGTTCTTTTTGGGTGCTATACCCTAAACTTTAGTTGAAAATTTACATTAAACATAACCCGTTGGAGATTAATCATGAAAAAACTACTTGATATACTAGGAGAAGTTATACATCAGGCATTTTTAATCAGCATTGCCTTAGTATCTACTTTAGCTGTAACAATAAGTACCGAGTCCTTGTTCTTTGGATTAGCGTTTTTACTATTCGCTATGTACTTCTTTGGACTAGCATTATATGACGACTACATAAAAGATGTATAAGGGTAATCCGAGTGTGTGATACCATATTAAACTCTAACATAACTTAATAATATTATGAATACAACAATAGAAACAAACGAACAACCTGTCAAAGAAACATGGATAAAAGTAGTGTTTGCTTTACCTAATCCATATTCTGATAAACCTTTATGGGTAGATACTAGTAACCTAACTTTGAATAACAATAATTTAGATTCAACGTTACGAGATACATTATCAAAGCTAAATGACATAAAGAACATGTGTGTTACAAAACCTAGAAAGTATGCTGAAAAGTATGGCAAAAGCTTACTATCAGTGGTAAAGGAAATGTTTCCTAATTCTGAAGCACACATGTTAAAAGTATGGTCATTAGACGAAGAAAGACATCTTAAAGTAAAAGAGATGTGTGAAAATGTAATGAGTGTTACAGGATTCAGGGGTAACATACGAGTTGAACAAGCTCGTGGAAAAGGTGTATGGACTGTTAATTGGGCAGAGTCCAACAATCAAGATGATGGCGTAGAAGCAGGTAAAGGTGCCGAGATAGCTTCTACTATGGAGCCGTTGGACTAACGTAACGTCAAAGACTATGGTAAGCTAAAGCTTACTGTAGTCTATTGACTAATAATAAGGACAAGACTAACGTCTTGGCTTGTTTTTACCAAGATATAATAA